CGATTACCGAGTTTCAAACCTTAATCACTTGCATATTAAATTAATTTGTATCTTTGTGAACGTGAAAGTAGCCATAAATAAAATAAAACCGAACCCAAAGAACCCGCGTGTTATTAGGGATGACTCGTTTAAGAAACTTGTTGAGTCAGTACGTGATTTTCCCGAAATGTTAGAGAAAAGAGCATTGGTGTGTTATACCGATACCGATGGCAAACTTGTTGTATTGGGCGGTAATCAAAGATTGAAAGCACTTAAAGAAATCGGAGCAAAGGAAGCACCTGTTATACTTGCAGATGATTGGACTGCTGAACAAAAAGAAAAATTTATCCTATACGACAATGCCGATGTTGCCGATTGGAATTGGGCAGAACTTTCGGAATGGCAAAAAGAAGAGTTGGCAGATTGGGGTGAGGTGGAAGCAGGGTTTGATGTAAATGCTGATGAGTTGGGAACTGATTTTAGTTTACCCGAAGGAGATAAAGCACCATTTCAACAAATGACTTTTACTTTAGCAGATGAACAAGCGGAGCAAATAAAAAATGCAATAGCAGATATTAAAGAAACAGAAGAATATAAGTATGCTGAAACAATGGGGAATGAAAATAGCAACGGAAACGCTCTTTATTTAATTATTATGCAATGGGCAGAGCAAAGGAAATAATAGTTAAAGTAATACCGAGTAAAATTGCTAATGAATTTGTAAAAAAGCACCATTATAGTGGTAAGGTAGTACCGAATAGCACTTTACACTTTGGTTGCTTTTTAGATGATAAATTGCATGGAGTAATGTCTTATGGTTGTAGTATGCAAAAAAGTAGTATTATAGGATTGGTTCAACCTTGCTTATGGAATGAAATGTTAGAACTTAATAGAATGGCTTTTGATGATTATTTACCAAAGTATAGTGAAAGTAGATGTATTTCAATTAGTATAAAACTATTAAAAAAAAATGCATCACATATAAAATGGATAATTTCTTATGCAGATGGTTGTCAATGTGGAGACGGAACAATTTATAGAGCAAGTGGATTTCAACTTACAGGAATAAAACAAAATACAACAATGTTATTAATGCCAAACGGTAAAATAATGGCAGATAAAACTTTAAATAATTCAAAGTACAAAACAATAGGTCAAAGTGCAGGATATTGGAAAAAAAATGGAGCAAAAGCAATTGAAGGAAAACAATTAAGATATATTTATTTAATAGATAAAACTTGCAAAATAACCGTTCCTATTTTACCATTTAGCAAAATAGATGAAATGGGAGCAGGAATGTATAAGGGTAAAAAAGTATCTTTGCAAAGCAGAAAAGAAACATGCGCGGATGGGCTAAATAAAAGTCGCGGTACTTCCAGTATCGAGATGGCGGTTATACCGACCTCCGCGCTCTAATAAACAGCACAATATCAGCACAATGGCAGCAAAGGATATTGAAAAGCATAAATTCCCCAAAGGAGTAAGCGGCAACCCTAAAGGACGCCCAAAATTGCCCGATTTAAAGGAAGCAATGGCAAAGATATTGGGTGAAGAGAAAGACGGCAAGATTGCACTTGAAGCGATATTGGCAGGGTTAAGAGCCAAAGCGGTAAGGGGTGATGCAAGGGCAGCGGAGTTGTTGTTGAAGTACACGTATTCACAACCTACTCAAAAGATTGAACAAGTAGGTGTTCCAACCATCCGCATCATCCGTGATGGAGAATGAAATTGAAATCAAATTAAAACGGTTACACGATAAGCAGAAGCACATCATCACGACTGCAAAGCGGTTCAATGTGCTTAAATGTGGCCGTAGGTTTGGCAAGAGTACCATGGCAGAGGAGTTGATTATCAACCCTGCGCTTGATGGTTTCCCAGTAGCTTACTATGCTCCAACGTATAAAGACCTCAATGACTTTTGGATAAAGATTAAAGAGATAGTTTACCCTATTATCAAGAATAAAGATGAACAAGTTAAGCAGATACGACTGATAACAGGTGGCATCATTGATATGTGGTCGCTTGATGATGGCAATAGTGGCAGGGGCAGGAAGTACAAGCGAGTAGTTATTGATGAGTGTGAGAAAGCAAGCAAGTTGGAGTTAGCATGGCAAGGTGTGATTAGGGCAACGTTAACAGATTACATTGGGGATTGTTGGTTCCTGTCAACACCTGCATTCGGCAACACATACTTTAAGGAGTTGAGCAAGAAGTATATTGATGACACGTATGATATTTGGCAATCATGGACATTCACAACATACGACAACCCACACATGAACAAGGCAGAAATTGACCAAGCCGCAGCCACGATGGATGAAATGTACTTCCGATGCGAGTACCTTGCCGAGGATGTTACACTTGGTCGAATGTTATGGGCGTATGCTTACGATAAAGAGAAGCACGTGAAGCCAGTGGAGTTGAATTATAAGTTACCGATAATATTATCATTTGACTTTAACCGCAATCCGATATGTTGCTCCGTGTTGCAGGTTGATTTACCGAGTACAATAATGGTTAAGGAAACAATAAAGCTACCTAATAGCGACATTTACGAACTTTGCGATGTCATTAAGTCAAAGTATGGCAATGCCTTGTTTCAAGTTACCGGTGATGCAAGTGGTAAATCATCAAGCGCATTGGTGCAAGATAACCTCAACTATTATATTGTAATTAAGAACAAGTTAGGGTTAGGCAATAATCAAATCATGATACCAACTGTAAACCCGCGATTGGATGAAAACAGGATGCTTGTTAATTCGATATTATCACGTGGCAATGTGTTACTTGACCCAATTGGAACAAAGGGGTTGCAATTCGATTTAGAAAACGTATCAGTACTTGCCGATGGCACGATAAAGAAAACAGACCGAAACGACCCAACGCAACAGGCCGATGCGCTTGATACTTTTCGTTATGCCTGCAATGTTTTTCTAAAAAGTTTCATAATGCAATAAAAATTAATACATTTGCAATCGTGTATTCAGTAATCATACCAACATTATGGCGCAGCACACGCACGCTGCGATTGATAAGCGACCTCGTTCAATGTAGTCGTGTTGGCGAAGTGATTATTATTGACAACAACAACGGTCAGATAACAGAGGGTGGCAAGGTTAAAATAATAAGCAATGGGCAAAACAATTACGTTAATCCGAGTTGGAATATGGGAGTATACGCTTCTACCTATCCATTTATCGCGCTTTGCAACGATGATATCAATTTCAATGCCAGCAAGATGTTTGAATTAGAACCCGATTACGGAGATATATTCGGCATTGGAACATCATGTTACGATACAGAAATCGAATTGGACTATGCAACAGTTACGCATACGCACACGCGCAATCATGGATGGGGATGCTTAATGTTGATGCGCAATGAAGATTATCCACCCATACCAAATGAGTTACGTGTTAGTTACGGTGATGATTGGTTGTTTAAGAAGCTACCAAACCGTTACAACATCAATGGCATAAGGGTTAATACCGAAATGAGTACAACATCACGCGAAGCAGAGTTTATTGCAATAGCTGAACAAGATAGCAAGATATGGCACACGCTGAACAAATAGAATGGTGTAACCTCGTTAAGGTTGCGCATCCCGAACACTTTTATGGTGTAACCGTGTTGGATATCGGCTCACTTGATATTAACGGCAACAACCGTTATCTGTTTGAGCAATGCGACTATACAGGCATTGATATTGGTGAGGGTGCGAATGTTGATGTTGTTTGCAGTGGCCATGAGTATAAGAGCAAGACAAAGTTTGATGTTGTGATAAGTACCGAGTGCTTTGAACATGATAAGCATTGGGTTGATACGATACACAATGCGATACGATTATTGAAGAAAGGTGGCATGTTTATATTCACCTGCGCAACAGAGGGCAGACCCGAACACGGCACGAAGCGCACATCGCCAAAGGATAGTCCATTCACAACTGATTATTACAAGAACCTAACCGAAGCCGATATAAGAGCAGAGGTTGACATTGATAAGATATTCACGCAATACAAGTTTAAGGCACGCACCACGTTCCCGCAAGATTTGTATTTTTATGGCATCAAAAAATGATTTGTTCAACACACTACACGCAATCAGTAAGCGGTTGCGTAACTGACCTAAACTTCTCAATACCGGGCATCACATCGGATAACGATTGGACCGTTCGATTTACTTTTCAATCTGGCGCAGCAATTCAACAACCGCTTGTTTTAAATGCCTACACTAATGACTTTACTATCAGCAATGATAACTATTGGCATATTGGAACAGGTGAGGTTGTGTTTGAGTTTTTTCAAGACAGCAACAACTGCACACCGTATGAGTTTATCCATTGCGATAAGACATACAACGGCATCAATATAAACTTTACAAACATTCAAACAGATGATGACTATGTCAATATTCCATGTGCTTGCGCTGAATAGCTTAATAATCATGGGCATTCATGTGTTGACACGACACGGTATGCTATTGCAACCATTCGTTAATGATGATTGGAGCGGATATATTCGCAAACCATTGTATGACTGCCCACCTTGTATGTCATCATTATGGGGCATATTGGGTTGGTTATACTTCACTCCCGAATTAAACATCATTCTATACTTACTTGCTTTATGCGGACTTAACGGTTTGCTATCAGCGATATTCTATTTAACATGGGAACACACGAACGAATAATTGCCGCAGGTTGGCAATTTAAGCGCGAAAGTTGTGGCTGTGGTGGTGCTGAAAAGAAGCGCACATACATCAAAGGCAGCGACCAATTGATTTATCATACACGAACGAAAAAAATAACCGTAAACAATGTTATCAAAGATATTCAAGAAATCTAAACCAACGTACAAAGCCGATTACGCATTGGAGTTTGCCTTTAATTGTGGCGGCATTGATTACTTTGAGTTTGTGGATAAAAACAACCTACCTTACGAGCGTGGATTGGAAGCATTGACATTTTACCAAGAAATGCAAAACGGTGTCACAAATGATTACTTAAAGGCGTACAATGCAAAGATGAACCAATTGCTATCCGACCCAAAGAAAATCAATGTGAATGAAATTGCGAAGTTACAAGGGCGGTTTGAGGAACGTTGTAATTACATTGTGAGCAAGGATATTATCTACAAGGTTGCTTCGGTTGCGTTTGTTGACAAGAGTGAACCATTGACACGTTATGATTACAAGTTAAATGAGAAGAAAATCCGAAATTGGAAGGAAAATGCCGGAGATAGTTTTTTTTTGTCAATGCCAGTAAAGAAGTTAATACCGTTTTTGATGAAATCAGGCGACACTTCCCTGATGTATTTGAACATCGTGGAAAAAATAGACCAGATACAACAGGCCATTCTTTCATTGCAGACGTTAGAGATGGAATTTCAAGCAGAGAAAGATTGAAGTTGACCGTGCTAAAATATTTGCCTGCTAATTATCCGATAAATTTATTATCTTTGTACGATTTCTTTTTCTTTGCGAATGAAGCAAAGAAGCCACAACCTAAACCACAACAAACCAAGCGTTAGTGGAAAACGTAATTATTAAATTCGTTGCAGACACATCGGGGTTAGAACCTGCGATTAAGCAATTGCAATTATTGGGTAAAATTAGCGAGGAAGATGCTGCCAAGTTTAATCTAATAAATCAAGAGCAGAAAGAGTTTATTCAACAAGTTAACAAGTCAACAACCGAAATGGGTAAGTTGTCTAATGAAGTTGAAAACTTAACAGCAGAGATACAAGGCGGTGCGATAAACACACTTGCTGATGGATTAAAAGAAGTAACAACCGACACGGTTAATAGTGCCAAAGGTTTCAAATCGATGAAAGCCGAATTGCGTGAATTAAAAGCACAAATTGCAAGTGGTACGTTAGGCGAAAAGGAAATGCAAGCAGCTACAAGGCGTGCAGGCGAGTTGGCCGATGCCATTGAGGATGCAGGCCGACAAGTTAGAGCGTTTGCAGGAAGCAGATTTGAAAATATACTTAACAGAGTTGGCGAGGGTGCAAAAGCATTGGCAGCAGGTATGTCAATGGTTGCAGGTGCGCAAGCGTTACTTGGCACGGAAAATAAAGAATTAGAAAAGACAATGCTGAAAGTACAAGCATCAATGGCATTGCTTCAAGGTACGCAAGAACTTACAAATTTGCTACAAAAAGAAAGCGCATTGATGACTGGGCTGATGGAAGTTAAGACCTATGCTTTGTCTGCTGCTCAACGTATAGCTGCGGCTTCATCAATGGCATTAGGTGTTGCAATATCGGAGTCAATGGTACTTGCAACAGGTGGACTTGCTGCGCTTGTTATTGGTTTGGGTGCGTTAGCGACAACAATGGATGATGCTGAAGAGGATGCTATAAAAAGAAATGAGAAATTGCAAGAATTGCAAAAAAACAATGAAGATATCCTTGATAAACTTGATGAAGCACGTATAAAAAGAATGCTTAAAGGGCGGCAGCAAGAGTTGCAATTGCAAAAATTGCACAATGAAAAAATGCTTCAAGAGATATACAATCAAAATGTTAATGAAGAGTTGCAAGGTAAATATTTAATTGAGTTGGCATACCAAAACAGGCAAGCTATTGATGATATCAATAAGAAGTATGATGATTTAGAGTTGGAAGCTAAAAAGAAATTAGAGGAAGAAAAATTAAAGTCTGCAAAAGAAGCGAGACAAAGGCAAAGAAAAATTGAAGAAGAAGAAGCGGCTGCATTCAAAGCAAGGCAAGAAAAGTATGCTGAATTGATGCAAAAAATGCGCGAAATTGACAATGAACGCACCGAGGATAGCATCAATAATCGCAAGAAAGAACAAAAGGCAGCAGAGGATGCTATATTGGCTAAAATGAATGCTCAATTAGCTGCAAATCAAAAAGAGATTGATGATTATTGGCGCAAAAAACAAGAAGAGATTGATGCTGAAAATAAAGCCGCTCAAAAGCGCAAAGAACTCTCACAATTTACCATCGACCAAGCACGTGTTGTTGCTGACACGGTATTCACCATCATGCAACAAAACAGGCAAGCCATATTCGATGCTGACATGGCAGCACTTGAAGAAGCGCGTGAACGTGAACTTGACAATAAAAACTTAACAGAGTCGCAACGTGCGCAAATTGAAAAGCGTTATAAATTAGAAGAAGCAAGATTAAAGCAACAAGCATGGAAGCAACAAAAGGATGCTGATTTAGCGCAAGCCGTTATCAATGGTGCGCTTGCCATAAGTAGAGCATGGACATTAGGTTTACCTGCTGCCATCCCTGCATCAATAGCCGCAGGTGTTGCTACGGCTGCTCAAATAGCCGTGATAGCGAACACTAAACCGCCAAAGTTTGCCGATGGTACTGAATTTTTAATTGGTGCGGGTACAGGTCGCAGCGATAACAACCTTGCATACCTATCACATGGTGAGCGTGTCGTTCCTGCTTCGGTCAATAGTGATTATTATCCTGCATTGTCGGCAATACATAACAGAGAAGTTGAGCCAACGTTTGCAAACAACATACTAACGGCATTGGCCAATGGAACATTCGACCTTGCAGCGCAATATCATCAAGGCCAAAGCAAAGGCAAATCAACCTTTGATGTTGAGAAACTTGGCAAAGTATTGGAGAAGCACAAGACAAATGTGAACATAAACATTGATGAGAATGGCTTTAACAAGTATGTTGAGAAGTCGAACAGCAGAACGGAATTTAGAAACGCTAAATTGAGAATAAAAGCATGATATGGCAATTTAGTTTAGTAGACATAACTAATATGTCAGTAATAGTTGATGAGCCAGTTGGATGGGATGGCATAGCTTGTAACTTTACACGTAACCTAACACATCACGGTATATTCACAAATGTAACAACCAACTCATTTGAATGGGTAGAGGATGCTTATGATTTATTACTTGCCGAGTATCAAACGAATGGTGCTAACGGAACAATGGAGTTGTTAATTGAGTATGAGTGTGCAGATGGCGATGGGTTTACTACTTATTTTCAAGGAAAATTTGATTTCAATACTTTTGAAAGACAGTGTTTAGATTATTGCTTTATTAAATGCGATGTAACGGCCACAAAATGCACGGATATATTCTTATCACGTATGGGGCAGGATGTGAACGTACAAAGCACGCAAAACTTTGATGGTGATGCAATAGCACCAATGACATTCACTACCTTGAACATTGAGGGGCAGGATATATTTGTGCAAAATAAAGCGGATAACGACAATGGAGATAACTTTGCTGGATTAACACTTGACACTTCGGGAATAACAGGAACACGTTATTATGACATACCTATATTGTTACCAAACAATCCGATAATTGAGTTTGGAGATTGGAACGTTAACAATGTTAGTCCATCAATTGTGGCAAAGAATGAGGGAATAGATAATATAGAATTCCCCATGAGTGGCAGTGATTTTAGTCAGTATTTTAATTTTATTTACTTGTATGAACCTGCCGTTGATGATTGTGTTTCAAACATTGATTACACATGGCGAACAAAGGGCAATTTCAATATTACACCTAATTACAACGGCTTTATTGAAATTACTTTAAGAGCTATACAAATAAACCCATTTACAGGACCTGCAATAAGTTTAGGAACAACAATAATTGCAACAGGCGTTACTTTAACCAATGGCGTTCAAACAACCATTGCCTTTGATGAAACAAATTCATCATCATTTACAAATGGCACTCCATTTGATTTTGTTGCATTTTACTTTCATTTAGAGATATTAAAAACAACAGCATCAGCACTTGACCAAAATGTAATAAGCATTGATTATGATAGTGGCGGTGTAAACTATTTCAACATGGAAGCCAATAGTGCTTGTGGTGAAACAACAACCGACTCCGTATCATTGCCCGATTTATTGGAGTGGCTACCAACTGCATACTATTCATCGGAATGTCCACAGTTGCAAATTGAAAGCGAATTGCGTGATTGTTTGGCGCGTTACTCAATAACAAAAGGTTCGTTTTTACGCAATGTAATTGAGCCAAGCGTGCCACAATTGTTTACAAGTTTTGAGTTTATGTTTGACAATTGCCGTAAGATATTCAACATCGGATGGGGGTTTGACAATAACGAAACCGAATTATTGATTGGCAACATTAATGATTTTTACCTTGGTTCAGTTGTGGCTGATGTTGGATTGGTTAATAAGGCCACATTCACAACGGCAAAGGATTTGATTTATGGCACAATAACAATAGGTTATAACAAGTGGGAAGCCGAAGAGTACAACGGCCTTGATGAAATGAATACCGAGCGACAATATCGCAGGAATATCAACAGCAACCCCTCGGAACTTGATTTAATGGCCGACATCATCAGCGCAGGATATACCATTGAGGTAACACGTAGAAAGAACCAAGCGGCCACAGGTACGAGTGATTGGCGTTATGATGATGATTTGTTTATCATCAATACTTTTGAAGATGAGGGTCAACTATACGCTTATAGAGGTGTTGACCTTTCGCCTGCGTTTGTTTATTCGCCTGCAACACGTATGAACTTTGCGCTCACACCTGTGCGTAACTTAATGAGGTGGTTTCGTACATTGGCAGCACCAACACCAACGGTTACAAATGAGTCGTTAAAGTTTACAAGTGGCACAGGTAACTTTAGGGCAGGCGGTCAAATGACTACTTCATGCCCGGTTGAGGACCAACAAATATTTGAGAATAGCATTATAAATAGCACATTGTTTCAAAGTGGTTATATCAACCCCATTTGGAAAACAATCTATGCGACATTTGAAGCACCGTTATCAATGGTGCAATTTGAAGCGATAAAAACAAACGTATATGGTGCAATTCGTTTTCGTTGTGGCAATGACCTATACCTTGGCAACATAGTAACATTGAGCCATGAACCAAACACAGGATTGGCATCATTTAAACTTTTATTGAGAAGATAATGGCATCAATATTAAACATACCTAATAGTTTTGTAACCTTTTATAATTTATCTAACAATACAGGCATACCCGAGTATGTAACCGATAGCGATTGCGGCATTCAAAAGGACTTCTGCTATCCGATTTATGATGTTGGTGATATTGCATTCCAAACACAAGTAGTATCAACAGAAGTGATTAGCAGCGTTACAGTTTACAAGATACCACCAAGCGGAACAGGAATAATACTTAACGATGTTTTTACTAACATTGTAACTAATGGCACTCAAAACGGTGTTCCCATTTATAACATTTACTTTTCGTTTCTTTTATCCGATTTAATGGATGGACTATTCGATGGTGATTGTTTTCAATTAGGATTTGCTTGTGGTACATCCGAGCCAAGTTTTTTCGTAAGCAATCAATGTTTTAAGAAGATTGCAGATAAATGTTTGACAACAAGGTTGCAATACTTCAATAATGAGAATGCATTTGGCTTTGTTTATCGCACTGTGTCTATTCCGTTCCCACCTATTACATTGCCTTTAAACAATTACATCCGCTTGCCATTATACCTTAAAGAACCGATTATCAGCAGTGATAAAAACGTGTATGTGCGCAGTGATGGAAGTCGTAAGTTATTATCGGCAAGATTGGCAAAGAAATACAAGGCCATTGTTGACCATGTTCCAGAGGAAACGCATCAAAACATAGTTGTTGCGCTCAACCATGATGAGGTTACATTGTTGCCTGATAACTTTTCAAACGGTATTAGATGCCGATTTGAGGATGAGTACAACAATAATTTTCCCGAAATAATGCAAAACGTGTCGATTTGGTCGGCAGATTTTACTATCTTTGAAACGCCATTTAACAACTTCAATTCAAACTGCGGATGACAACAGGAATATTAATAATAGCAGTGGGGCATAAAAATTATGGGTGCATGGCCGCAAACCTTGCTATGTCATTACGTGCAAACGGTTGTGAGTTGCCTATTACATTGGTAACACAAACCGAAACCATAACGCGTTTGGATGAATATTATAAGGCATTATTTACAGAAATAAAAGAAATACCTGCACATTGCTACACGTTAAAGGATAATGAAACGTGTTATATTAAAGCAAAAGCGCACATGGATGAATTAACACCGTATGATTATACGTTATTTATGGATGCCGATGTGATTTTGGTTAACAACAATTCAATTAATGAAGAAATTGAAAAGCTAAAAGACATTGATTTTGCAATTAAAAACAAAGGTTTAAACAATAAGTTTTCGATTTGGGCAGATATGAATGAGGTTATTAAGGAGTATCAACTTGAAAACAAAGAAGTTTACGAAATACACAGTGAGTTTATATGGTGGAAGAAAGGTCATCCTGCAATGTCAAAATGGGCATATAATTTTGAAAATTTAAAAGTTAAACCTACTAATTTTGCTGGATGTATTGCAGATGAATTGCCGTTATTTATATCCATGGCCGAAACAAATACAAAACCGCATGTAGTTGGCTATAATCCTATTTATTGGTTCAATCAAGATGCAAAGTATCAAAAGAGAATTAAAGAGGTAAAAGAAGATGGGTATTGTGGCATAAGTATAGGCGGGAATTTAATATCGGATATACAACGTAATTCTTATGATATTTTAGTTACAATTTATGGCAAGATATTAAACATGAGATTTACTTTTAAAGCACAGCAAAAGAAAAGATGGGATGCAAATAGAAGCAACATGTAAAATTATGCAAATTCAATCAATGAATATGCGATATCAATTTTTGCAGCAACCTAAAAAAAAATGGGTTGCAAATAGAACACATTACTAATGGACAAAAAATTTGCCATAATCAATGCCGAGATAGTATCGGAAATTATACGTAAACCACATATTGAAGCAGAAGAGTATGAGAATTTTCTATACTACTCCGACAATGAATATCCTCACAAACTTATTGATGAGAATAGGCCAAACGAACACAATATCGTAAAGGAATATCGCAAGAAAACATACCAACCTGTGTTTAGCGAAGTGTTTGACCGTGTGTTGAACTCATTGAACAAGATACAACGTGCCGATGGTTTTATGCTGAAATTCCCTGACCAAAGTGAATTTAGCAAGATAAGTGCCGATGAAAAACTTGATGTTTATTTGACTAAAAACTTCACAGCATCAAAATCATTATTCAATTGGGCGTTTCAAGTAGGGTTAAAACAAGCAGTAATTGATGTTAATGGTGTTGTAATCGTATGGAATGAGGAAGAGGTAAGCGAAACAGAATATACAAAGCCACAAGCGTTTATAATCAATTCCGACCGCATCATATACAGTTACGAAAACAATGCTATTGTTTACAAAGATGGTGATGACCGCAATGTTTATTATTCGATTGATAAAGTATCATGGAATAAATACAAACGTGATTACAAGTCAAACAAATGGGTTATGGTTGAGCAATACTTTCATAACCTTGGATTGTTTCCCGGCTTTACCATTGGTGGCATAGTTGAAGAAGAGGAAGAATTAGGCCGCGAATATCAATCAGTATTCCGTGCAATGTTGCCGTGGTTAAACGTGGCCACAATTGAGTTTAGTGATTTGCGTGCTGAAATTACGCAGCACATTCATTCAACTGTTTGGATATATCAAGACCAACAATGTCCGACCTGCAACGGTAACGGATGGCTAAACAGGGATAATGAGAAAGTGCCATGTACGAATGGCGAGTGCAAAGGCGGTCAAATACCTTTATCGCCTTATGAAACATTGCGCGTAAGACCTGCTAAAACAACAATGGGCGAAGTACCTGCACCGACACCACCAATGGGTTACATTCAAAAGCAACCCGAGATTGCAGAGTTGCAAGATAGGCGCATCAATGAAATGCGTTATCGTGCGTTGGCAGCAGTAAACATGCAGTTTTTGGAGTCAACACCAACTGCTCAAAGCGGTGTTGCAAAGGCATACGATAGAGATGAAACAAACAACACATTTTATTCAATTGCAACCAATTTAGGTTTGTTAATGGAGCGCATTAGCTTCCTTGTTGCCAAATGGCGTTATGGTTTGCTTTATAACGATGCTGATTTACAAAGAATGTGTCCTGTTTGCATCGTTCCCAATACGTTCGATGTGTTAGGTTCACAAACTATTGTTGATGAAATTAAGAGCGCAAAGGATAGCACATTGAACGATGCTGTGTTGAGTGAAATGGAGTTAGAATTTATTAAGAAACGTTTTCCGAACGACATCGAAATGCAGAATAAACTTCGTGCTGCCTTTGAACTTGACCCTGCAAGTGGTAAAACAGAGGAGCAAAAAGCACTATTGGTAAGCAATAGATTGATGAGCAAGGTTGATGCTGTGATTAGCACTTACATATTTGACTTTGTTGACCGTGCCATTGCCGAAAACAAGGACTTTATCAATCTAACTAAATCACAGAAGTATGCGATATTAGAGCAATACGCAACTGAAAAGATTAAGAATATTGAAGCAAAAGATAAATTAATTGAAAGCATATTAGGTGTCAGCGAGTAAAGACATACAAAAGGTACTTGATGCAGTTGATAATGGTTTGATTGACTTCAATGAAGCCATCCCTGCCATTCAAGAGCAGATTTACAGGCGTTTGTTGAGGTTTCAAAAGGAATTAATCGTACAAGGCGATACCATTACCAATTCAGCAAGGAATATCAAACTTTTATCCGACCTCAAAACTGATTTGGAAAGCATTATACTTGATGACACTGATTATCTTGAAAGCGTTACTAAATTAGGCAAGTTGTATGAAAAGGTTGATACGTTAAACAATAATTACTTTAAGGCATTAGAAAAGAAGTTTAAACCGCCAAAGGTATTAGAAGCTATACGTAAACAATCGGTTACGCTTATGGTTGAAAGCATGACCGAAAGCGGGTTAAACACATCGCTAATCACTCCGATACGTGAAATGATTATGACTTACACAACAACAGGTGGAAGCTACTCAAAGATGACAAAGGAGTTAAACAACTTCATCAATGGCACTCCCGAAATCGATGGTGCATTGGTTAAGTACACAAAGCAGATTGCAACCGACTCAATCAATCAATACACGGCAACGGTAAACAGCGTTATATCCTCGGACTTGGGATGGGAGTGGTATAGATATGTAGGCAGTAACATAAAGACAACACGCACGTTTTGTAAGGCATTGACACAAAAACAATACTATCACATAAGCGAATTGCCAAAGATTATCAAAGGTAACTTTGAAGAATTTAAGGCAATGAAAGGACAGATATACGACCGAACAGGATTACCAGAGGGCATGTATGAGGACACGAACACAAGCAACTTCCCTGTTTACCGTGGTGGTTACAATTGCGGACATCAAGCATACCCAATACCAACAAGTTTAGTACCGAAAAACATTATCAATTCACTAAATAAATAAACAATGGAAACAAATCCGACACAAACAAAGAAGTACAAGTTACTATTAATTACTGATGCAAGGGGCAACAAAAAGCACGTGCCATCAAATCCATCAAACAAAAGTTTTTACAACGCTTACAAATCAACTTTGAGCAAAGACAAGCGTGAGAAGTACACGATTGAAGAAGTTGAACTAACAGTTGATGAAGCGGCAGAGATTGGAGTTGCAGAAGCACATGCCGAGAAGTACCCTGTGGTGCGTAAAGGTCAGCAAGCGCAGCAGTCGAATGACATCGTTGCAATGTTATTAAAACAAAATCAAGAACTTGCCGAAAGATTGGCGGTTATTGAAGCTAAAAAAGGAGGAGCCAAGTAATGCCAAAAGGAACAAAACCAACTAAACCACGTGGCGGGTGCTGCGGTGGAAGTCGTTAATTAATCATTTAAAAAACATAACAACATGGCATTATTAGCTGAAATATTAGAACAATTGTTGCCGAAAATCGGCATCGCACAAGGCACTGATGAGTTTAATTTAATCGTGCAAAACAAGGGAGTAGCGTTTGAAGTACCCGATAAGGTAAAGGAAGCACTACCAACATTGCTTACAATTGATGAAGCGAAACACAATCCAACATTAAAAGCGCATTATTACGGTAACGCCCTTGACCCATTCAACAAAAAGGTTGAAACGTGGCTAAAAGACAACGGTGTTAGTGAGGATGATGCAAGGGCAATAAGCGAAAACAAAAACACATTTGAAAAGATTGAAAGAGCAATCGCAGCCATTGCGGCTACGAAGCCACAAACAAAGTCGAATGATGCTGAATTGAAGCAGAAAATCAATGAACTTAACCAAATGCTATCACAACAACAACGTGAGCGTGATGAAGCGGTTAATAGCGTGCGTAATGAGTATGAGCAAAGGTTTACAGAGCAAGAAATCGATGCGATTATCGGTTCAAAACCATTGCCCGGTCAATTCGATGCAGATGTTGAACGTAGGATTGCACGTGAATTTTTGAACAAAAAGCTATCCGAAAAAAATGCAACTGTAAAAAGAATTGAAGGAAAATTAAAATTAGTTGCAAAAGATGATGAAAAAATGTTTATCTTTGACAACGGAAAGGAACTCGACCTTGACACTCTCACAAACATGGCCTTGGCCGACAATAAGTTTATAAAAGTAAATGGCGCAGGAAGTCAAGCACAGCCGAAGCCGACACAAGGTGGTCAAACACCAAAACTTAACAACGCTGCCAACTCCGCAATGGCTGACATAGAGAAAGCACTTGATGGCTTTAAGTAGCAGCAATAAAAACAATAATTTACAATGGCTTTAGGATATTGTCCCGCAATGCTTATGCACATGAAATTTGTGATAGGCGAAAACGCTCCCGAGCATAAAGTTACTCCGAGCGGTTTATTACGTGCAACTTTGGAAAAAGGCGCACAAGCAACCCCAATTCAAGATGCTTTGTCTTTGGCAAACACAGCAGGCCACATTAAGGACTTGCGCTTGAAGTATTACAACAGAACCGTACCTGCTCAAATGTCAACAAGCGACAACTGCGATGTTGATTTAGTACAGGCATACGATGAAGTTACCATCGACACAACTTCGATTGTGAAGTTTGGTTTACACTTTGATGATGCTACAATTGCACGTTACTGTGATGAAGCATCTGCAACCGTTCAAATCGGTTCAGCACCAACACCATTTATGCAAGAACACCTTGCAGGTTTGATGGCCGCAATGAATGGATTTGTTGGTAAAATCGACCAAACTTTGTTAGGTCAAGTAGTATGGGGAACGAATGCCGTAACAGGCAACAACTCTTCTGTTACCGTTAACTTTAACGATGACAACACCGTTAACTTATTTAACGAGGGATGGACAAAGGTGCTATCCGATTATGCCGTTAACGAGGGAATGGGTAAGCCAATCGTAATTGGTAGCGGACTTGTGAACAGCGCAATGATACAAGCAGCAAACGGTGCAATGACACAGTATGCTCAATTGAACAACAACGCTGCCGCAGGTAACATTGAATGGTATCATGACCTTTATGCTGCATCATCATGGGGTTCAAACCAATTCGGAGTATTCCAACCAGGTACTTTCGGACTTGTTGAACTTGACCGTTACAGAGGTTTCCGTGCAAAGAAATTAGGCACATCAACCTTCTGGAACATGGCTGTTCCTTTGAACTTGCCGGGTGCTGATGGCATGTTAGGTATGCTTAACATCGACTTCCAATTAAAAGAAATCGATTGTCCGCAAGAAACAACCGTTGGTTACGAAGAAACTACGCTTGGCGCAGGTTACTCATTAATCATGAGCAAGCGTTTTGCTTTGTGGCAAGTACCATCGGATGCTTACCAAGCAACTGACCGTTTAACAGGCAACAATGGAAGTTTACGTTACACCGCAACTAACTCTTAATTGAATGAGTTGCTTTGATGGAATTGTAAAACTTAAGGGTTGCTCAATTACAGAAGTGCCGCAGGCTGTTTATTCTTTGAACAGCCTGCCCGGCATTTCATTAAAATCATTTGAGCAAGTAGCGAATAGTGAGCAAGTAAATTATATTGGCGTATGGAATGCCATCAATGAGCGTGCCGAAGCACGTATTAAAAACCAAATCATTTCTGCAATGTCAACACGTTATGATATTAAACGTGTGCGTAGAACGGTATCGGTAACAGGCACTCCCGAAACGAATGCCATAAGTGATGATGTTTATAAGGGCATATTGTTTATGCAAGCATGGTCATTGAATGAGAATTGGGTTATTAGTCCATTTCAAACATTGCAAGTTGATAGAATATCATTTTATAAATCGGCCACAAACACGGCCACAACTGTTGATATTGAATTTATCAACTACTTAACAAAGGAAGTATTATTCACAAAGACCTTAACAATGGCTGACTTGTCATTGGGTTGGAATGAAATCACTATATTAAAAGAATTTAATTGCGCTTTGCTTGGTATTGCGTTCACAGATACGGATATCAATGGAGTAAGCTACTTGACAACAGATGTCAATGCTAACTTTCAATCATGTTTTTATGATTGCTATGGGTTAGATGAATGCGGTTACATTTACGGCTTTGCAGAAAGCAACGGCAATTACGTTCAAAATAACACCATTAATAGTTTACGTGCAACAGTAACACTCGGTTGCTCATATAACGCTGCTGTATGCAACAATAGACTATTATTTGCCGAAGCATATTGGTATTTATTAGGCATTGAATTTTTAGAAGAACGACTTTACTCCGAGCGTGTGAACTTTTACACATCAATCAAACGTGAAGAAGCCAAGGAGTTAATTAATCTTTATAATGTACGTTATGAGGAAGCATTAAAGAACGCATTAGGTGGCTTAAAGTTTGAGTGTGATGCGTGTTTGGAGTGCAACAGTTTAGTACAAGTTTTTAGTCAAATACCTTAATGGAGATAACAAGCAACATACCATTCGTAATTGGCACGATATTATCAAAGTTTCGTGAGTTGGATAACCCCGAAACAATATCACGTGCTGCTGCATTGGCTGTGTTGCCCGAGTTAAGAAATCGCATACATGTTGAGGGATTGGACAGCAAGGGCGCAAAGATTGGCACTTATTCAAATTCATACATGAAAGTGCGCGAGCGTTACAATAGAACTGCCGATAAGAATGTTGTGGCATCATTGACACGTGAACTTGAAAATGGTTACACATTGAAAGCGACTGAAAACGGTTACACAATAGGCAACACATCACCAAGCAATGATGAGAAAATTACACATTTAGAAGAAAAATATGGCGATATTTGGTTGCTTACCGAAAAGGAGCAAGATATTACACGTATAGTTGCAGAAGAAACTGCAATAGCATTGATAAAATCATAATGAATAATAAAGCAATCATAACCGAAATTGATAAGGCACTTGTTGCAGCTATTCAAATTGAGAATAGAAAGGCATTCGGCATGGCTGACTTTTATTATGATGGCGATAAAAAATACCCGGGCGTTATCGATGGCGAAAACATCATAAATCCATTCTTACAAGACCAATTTAAAATCAGTTGGTATCATAGAACCTCATCAAGTAGCTTCAATGCAATGGAGTTTGATTACGGTAACAAAATGGACAAGGTAGAGGAAACAACACCTGTTCAATTAATAATATTCACACGTGCATTAATCAACTTTGAAACAATCAAAGATTGGTTTGTAACTGCGCTTCCAAGTGTAATGAGTAAAGCAATATGTGAGAGTTTGCAGATATTCGGTTGCACTATCGAGGTAACAAGTACAGAGATGAACAGCAATGTTGTATTCAAAGAAGAATGTACGGATGCCCAAGTGAGAGTTGGGGGTCAATATGGACTGATTGCAGTCCGATACACAATTAAATCAACATATCGTAGAGGTTGTCAAACTTTTTGCGATTGTTAAACTAAAAATTAATTAACTATGGCTTACTATCCATCAGGTTGCGATACAAGCATCGCAGACCATATATGCGGAACGTGTGGCGTTGAATTATCGCGCGTTCGTTCAGTTGCATTCGTTAATAAGCAATACTATCCAACATTGATAACAGATTTAGAAGATGTTGCATTGTGGAATGCCGGTATTGCTTCGGGCGATATTTACATTTACCCAGAGGTTCAAGGTGAATTTGATGGTGGAACACCAAACATGGGGCAAGGTTATGGAGATACAGAAGAGCAGCTAAACAGCTACACTTTTATGTTGACATTCAAAGACCCTAACTATGTTGGTAATCAACCACACGCAAACACGATTAAGAACACACGCAACTTTCACGTAGCGTTTAGAAGCGAAACCGTGCTTGCAATCAGTGATGAACCTTGCACTATTGTGCCTAAAAACCCAATCGCAAACGATTTGAAATTGGAGCGCACATGGGATTACGAGGTTAAGTGGACAAGCGAAAACTTCCCTGCTGAAGTTGAGTCACCATCAAGTGTGTTTACTTGTTATGTTCCTTAACTAACATGATTGAAACCCCGTAAGGTTTCATCATTAATTTAACAAACAATGGCATACTATCCAAGTAACTGCAACGAAATACCAACGCATCAATCATGCACATGTGAGGCCGAAATGGGGCGCGTGCGTGGTGTTGCTTTGATACACAAATCGTTTTATAATCAAGTTGCAATTGACCCCGAAAACCCTGTTGTTTGGCAGGCAGGTGTCAACTTGGGCATGATTGTATTGTTGCCCGAAACCAATGGCGAATACAATGCCGAGCCGATAAATGGCCGTGGCTTCGGATATAGTGAAGAAACACTTGTGGCTTTGAAGCATGTTGTAACCTATCAAGACCCTGACTTTTATGGCAATATAAATCATTATAATGCGATAAATGGCAGTAGGAATTACTACATGGCATTCATCACAGAAACATTAGTACATTTAGCGCAAAGAACTTGTAATTTAACGGTAAACATGCCGATTAAAAACAGTTTAAAAGATGATATTTTGTACACAATAACGGCATCATGGACACATGATTTGATGCCAGAACAATATTTGAAACCCGATAATGTGTTTGTTTGCAACATCAGCACAAATGTTTACGGTGCTTCATTTGACAATAGCTTTGATGACTCATTTGATATTCCTTAATTATGGCGCAAAAGAACAGGGCGCAGATGCTCATAGATATTACAAGTAACATTTTCAATAATGTTATTAATTATATCACAGGCCAAAACGCGCAGGATAGATTTGTAAACCTACTTGACTCATCACCGAATATTATATCCGATAAAGACCAAGCCAATGGTTATGTTGGACTTGATGGAAACGGTGCGATGTTTTCCTCTTATTACAACGAAAATATATCACGTGCTAACTTGCAAACATTGCTTACTAATAATTTAGCAGTAGGTTATAAATTTTATCAAATTAACGATGCCGTTGGTGCAAGTAAAATCATATTGGTTTGCGCTGATAGCAATATTACTTTATATCAATTCGGTATAGATGCCAACACAGGCGAAATTGGAACGTATGATATTGTTACCGATAGTTTCAACCCAATTGTAAGCACAGGCAATGCCAACATTGTTTACATTACAAATGCTGCTTTAATAACATTAGGTTCAACAAGCGGTATAAGTACAACAACGTTTTATGTTGTAACGAATGCCGCAGCAGGTCAATTATTGACAAAAGGCAAAACATCAACTACTATTGATGATGGTGTATTGAATTTAGATACAGGCGAAAGTGGCACGTATGTTTTAGCAACTGATACGTTTACGGTTTTCACCCCCGACTTACAACAAGTGTTAGATGCGGGGAGTGTAGCGACAGGCGAAATTAGGATTGATGATGGGGGAGGTGATGAAGTGCATGTTGCTGCAAGTTACGTGCGTATTATAAACCCATTAGGCGGTGCAGCTACTATCGCTTCACCAACATTAGACGAAACTGTTATTTTTGAACTGCCAGATAAACCCGCAGGAACTCAAACCTTTGCAATGTTGAGTGATTTAACAAGTGGCGGTATCACAAAGGCAACGGCAGCGGGTACAGATACATACACAACAACAATAGTGGGCGTTACAGGTTATGCCGATGGCGATACCTACTTAATACGATTTACTAACGGAAACACAACGGCAGCAACGTTGAACATTAACACGCTTGGGGCAAAAACACTATACCGCAATAACGATGGTGCTTTGATTGGTGGCGATATATGGGATGGTGGCGAAATGCTTTGTATATTCAACTCAACTCTTAACGGTTTTCAATGTATAGGTACTTCACCTAATAGCTTGTTTGCATACGTTACCAATGCTGAAACAAGCACTACAATTACCAAAGGGCAAGCGGTGTATGTTTTTGGTGGGCAGGGCGATAGAATTACAGTTAAATTAGCATCAAATCAAAGTGACACTACATCCGCTCAAACAATTGGTATAGTTGTAACATCAAGCATTGCAGCCAATCAAAGAGGCATTATAATTGTTCAAGGGCAGTTGGATGGGTTATCGTTGTTCCCTACATCAACTTGGGCAGATGGTGATTTTGTTTACTTGGGTGCAACAGCGGGAACGGTAACAAAGACAAAGCCATACGCACCCGACCATTTAGTTTATTTGGGTTACGTGGTTAAAGCAAGCTCAGGTTCGGCGGGGCGTATGTACGTGAAAGTGCAGAATGGTTATGAACTTGATGAATTGCATGATGTAAGTGCGCAAACGCCAAGCAATAAAGATGGGTTGTTTTATAATTCAACAACAGGTTTATGGACAGCAAGGCAAGTAGCAGCAACCGACATTGATGCGAATGTGAGCAATACCGAATTTGGCTATTTAGATGGTGTTACAAGTAACATCCAAACACAGTTAAATTCATTGTCAAGAATTGCAAGTGTTGGTGATGGTACTGCGGTTACTGGAACAACTAATAATACACTATGTAAAACATTGACGTTATCAGCAAATGCAAGAGGGGCAAATGATGCTCCAATTGTATTTTTTCAAATTAAAAAAACAGGTACAGCAGGTGGTGCAACGGTTAGACTTTATTGGAATACAACTGCATCATTAACAGGGGCTATATTGCTTGCAAGCACAGGGTCAAACAATACTGCAACGCAATTTACAATTAGGCATTTAGGAATTGAAGTTGCTGATGGAACAGGCAATGGAACACAAGTATTTAACGCAACAACTGCTGCTAATAATTGTTACGGTGCAGTTGCAGCAGCATTAACAACGGCTGCAATTAATTGGACTGTTTCGGGTTTCTTAATCGTAGCCATACAAAATGCTTCAACTGGCGACAGTTCAAATTGCAATATAATTTCTTTAACATGATAATATACAATTTAAAAGTAACAAGCAACTACTTTGAGCAAGTTGATGATGTTGGATGCCATATCGAACTTGAACATTCAATTAGATATGTTTACCTTGCCGATACCGAATATAGAACAATGCAAGAACTTAAAACAGCAGTTGAAACTTTATGAACCAAGACATAGCGCAAGCGCATAGCACAGTTACCGACTTGTTTGGCGGTACTATTATGGGTGCTATACTGCAAGTAATTATAGGCACAACCACTTTGTTTGTAGAGGTGTACACAAGTGGAGTTGATATGGATGAATTTACCAAATGGGCAATTAAAATCGGTTCGCTAATCGTGGTCATTCTCGGTATTGTTAACGGTTGGCTTGCGTACAAGAAGAACAAAATTGAATTGGCTAAACTGCAGAATGAGCAACGAACTAATAACAATAGTTAAGCCATTCATTGCGGTTATCATTGTAGCCGTTGCCTTTGTAATCGTTATGCGTGCCGAGTATCGCAGGGCAGTTAAAACGGTGCTTGGGGCGGTATTGGTTTGGTTAGGTTTGCGAGATTGAATTTAATTACTATCTTTGCGGCAAACTAAAACAAAAAACCTATGAGCCGAAATCAAAGAAAATTATTTGAAGCGACCGTGTTTGCGGTCATTTCAGTTGTGATGAACACAGCCGTGTTGCATGACATTAAGAACATTTCGTTAGAGATTATCACAATGGAAAGCCGATTGCTTCAAGCATTCTGCTGTTTGTCATTAAGTGCCGTGCTTGCTACGTTGCCTATTACATTATTCACTTGGTATAAAAGTATAAAGGGATGATAACAGCCACACTAACACGCATACCACAGCCAAGTCAAATGCTCGGTAAATTAATTGTGCGAGAAAACAACGCAGTTATATTCGAGTGCGATACCATTGAACTTCCATACTTGAACAACAAGCCACAAGTGAGTTGCATACCCAAAGGTGCTTATCAAGTGGTGTATAGAGAAAGTGCAAAGTACCCGCAGCATTACCATGTGTTAGACGTACCCAATCGCAGTTTTATCCTTATACACCAAGCCAACTATGTAGGCAGTAAGAACCCACGCACGCATAAACCCGATTTGCTCGGTTGTATTGGTGTGGGCAGGGGCTATGCTGATTTGAACGGTGATGGCATAGTTGAACTAACAAGGTCAAATGCAACACTAAAACAGATGCTTGCAGTTATCGGTAAGAAATCATTTACATTGACAATACTATGATAAAAGGCAAACGATACAACTATTCGGGCAAGGTCATTACTTACCTACGCATGATAACTATACCCATTGCAGGACACATGATGCCACACATGGAGTTTATGGCTGAAAGCGGTGCGAAGTTTACCATGACCATAAAAGAGTTTGAACGATTGAATTTACAGGAAGTGATATGAGCGAAGCGGTTAATCATCCAAAGCATTACGGTGGCAAGGACAACCCGCTTGAAGTCATTAACATCATCAATCATTACAAGTTAAACTTTGAATTGGGCAACTTAATTAAATACGTGTTACGTGCCGATAACAAGGGTAACAGAAAACAGGACTTGCAGAAAGCATTGTGGTACTTGGAATATGAAATTAATAAATATGAAAATGATGCACGAAACACCAATCAATAATAAAACCGTTAATAGTGATTTGGGTGCTGTTAGCGGCAGTTTATCTCACGATATTTATTTATTTAAGGTAAAAGATTATACAACTATTTTACTTGGTAGATACCACGATGGAAAATTCTACATTCAACGTGGAGATGGAGTAAAATATGAGTATGAAGCGTACAGAGTTGTTTGGAAACGGTTACTAAATTGCCACTAACGTTTTGCAGATTTGCGTTCGGTGGCGCATTGAACCACCGCAGTTGATTTGAAATACTAAACTTAAAATATATGGCAAAAGATAATTTGAAACACGAACCCGCCACTGACGCAAATGTGCTGTTAGTGGCTGGTGCAGGAACTAATGATGGTTTATGTATAGGATTTACTTGCAAGATATGTGATGGAACACAAACTCTACAAGCATCTTATTACAGAGCAAATGAGTTATTTCCTGTGTGTGATGAATGTTTAAAAGATTTAAAAGAGTTTGTTTTATCGAAACGTGGTAGCACTTGCCACTAACGGTTTGAGTATTGCCGAAGGGCAGAATTAGAACGACTAAATTTGCAAACAAGCACTAAAGATGATTAGAACTACAAAAATTCAATACAGCACGACAGCCTGCCTTTTGGCAATACTTTGTTATGGGCTGCCGTTTCAAGATAATGCTCTGGGCGGGCTTTGTAAAACCCACAATTAAATAAAATGGAAAATTCATTTTTCGACAGGCTTCTAACCGAAGCACAAGAGTTGGCGATTAAAGTAAACGCCTTAAATGACTTTATGAGAACGCAAAAATTTGTTGACCTTGACAGGCAGAACAAAGACTTGCTTTACAAGCAGTCAAGATTGATGAACGAGTATTTACAAGTACTTGGTCAACGAATTGAATTACTTGGAGAAAAATTTTCATTTCCAAAGTAATCTTGTGGGTTTCGTAGGATGGTTTTTCGGGACTGTCCTACGGTTGCCCATAACTACCTACTACCCGCTACAAACATTCGCATACACAACAAAAAAAACAAACATGAAAATACTTGATAGCTTTAAGAACATAAAGGGCAACTATTCAGCACGTAAGTTGAGCGCATTCGTAGCTGTTGCAACTTCGATATACATCACAGCAAGGTTGATACCAGAAGCCGCTCAAATCGATGCGCTTTATGCTTGGTTGATATTCGCTGCCGTATGTATGGGCATTGTAACGGTTGAGCAGATAGTCAACCTACGAAGTAACACGCAACAGCCAAAGGTGGATATGAGAGAAGAGGGGGCGGGATGCTGATACTCAACCCAAGAATAATGACCTTTAAGTTTACCGTGCCAGACATGCAACCGAGCGAGGGCATTCAAAAGATTGCAGGATTTAGCCGTGGGCATCATCATGTTGACAGCGTGCGCATAGGCATCAACAGAAGCGAAGATACAAGCACTTGCCGTTTGTTTCTGTACACCTACTTAAACGGCAAACAGATAAGCAAGTACATTGGCGAGGTGCAAGTAGGGGAGTTGTGCCACGTAACATTGAAAATGAGCCGTTACGAATACTATTGCATTGTCAATGATATGACACAAGGGTTTAGCTTCCCGAGCCGTAGAACATTGCCAATTGGTTATACTTTGAAACCGTATGCAGAGGAAGATTATACCAATAAGCGCATACCATTCAAGGTCAAAGTTGAAAACATTATATTAGTATGAGGGTATATTTGCAACTTGCCGCCTTGTTACTTGTGTTGGTGGCCATGACTTACCGAACGTGCCACAGAACGCACGTAGAGCCATTTAATGTTAACCACAACCTTGATAGTTTATTGAACCAAACCGAAGTGTTGCGTGAACGTGCAAGAATAGCCGAAAGCCAAAGCAGAATACGTGATACTATTTATGTTACAAGGGTAAAGTACATTCGCACCATTGCACCTGCCGAGTGTGATACATTCATTCAGTTAGTGGTACAAGAATGCGATACACTCATACAGATAAAAGAAGTTGAGATAGCGGTTAAAGATAGCGTAATTGTTGCCGACTCAACGCTCATTGTAGCTCAACATAAAGAGATACGCAAACAGCGCAGGCACAAGCGCATTGCGGTATTAGGGGCGGTAATGATATTTATTTTGTCGGTGTTAAATTAATTACTATATTTGACCACGTTTTCATAGGGCGTAAAATTTGTTTTAAAGGGCAGTCAGCAATGGCTGCTTTTTTTGTTTTAACAAATTTTAACAAAATAAAGTTTGCAGGTATGAAAAATAGGTTGATATTTGTGCCAACAAATTAAAACAAATAACTATGACAACAGCAACAGTAAAATCAGAAGCAAAATGGAAAACACAATTTCAAATAATGTGGAACAACACACCAAAGAAATTAAGAAGAACCATCTCACAAGTAAACAACATTAAATCACAAGCAAAATTATACGTAGCATTATGGATGTAACAGCAAAAATGGAGCAGGGCAATATAAAAGCCCTGTTTCCTAACTTAGGGATGGAAGTAATTACAAATGGCTGTGTTTGCCAAATTATTCAAATCACATCCCAACAAATAAAAGTGGAAATAACCGAAGCAATAAACCCTATGTATAAAGTTGGAAATCAAATTTGGGTTGATAGCTTTTTAATACAATCAGATGAAAAAGAAAAAAAGTGATGGAAAATTTTAAAGAAAAAGCAACTCAATTAATTGATAAATACAAACCATTATGCGGTGGTTATTGGGGAGGCAAAATAAATAAAGAATTTGCCAAGCAGTCAGCAATAATTGCGGTTAATGAAATAATTGCAGCCATACCAACTAAGCCAAGTACAAATGAAACTGAAAGGCTTGATGCTATTATGTATTGGATTAATGTTAAACAAGAAATAGAAAATATATGAAAACAGCAGTGGACTGGTTAATTGAACAATTAACTCCTTCAATATCTTTGCAACAAAAACATATTGATGAATTAAAAGAGAAAGCTAAAGAAATGGAAAAAGGTCAAATAGTCGATGCAATAGTTTTTGCATTTCAACAAATTGATAAAACTCCATACGGAATGGAATATCTAAGCAAGCTTGATAATGCAATTTCAAATGCTGTGTATTATTATAATGAAACTTATAACAAACAAAACAAATAACTATGGCATCAATCCTCTTACTAATCTTCACAACAGCAACGCTCACTTGGGCAGCAACATCACAACGTAATAACGCAAAGAAATGATACGACCACACTCCGACCGAAACCAAGGCCGCAAATTAGAGCCGCCTGCCGTGCGCATACGAATACCGCTAATGTACCGAGCGCAGATAAAACAATACGTTAAAAAACTCAAAGCAACTGCCGAATACAAGGCGGTTGTTAAGCGGATAAATGATGAGGATGGGGATTGAGAACGTTTTGCAGATTGGCGAAGTGGCTGAACCCGAAGCTAAATAGAATTACTAAACTTTAAAATTAAAAACGAATGATTGATAGAATTACTGAACAGCCATTTTGCCAAACCCGTGTTATGTGCAGGGCGGTTGATAACCTTGAACTCCTTTTGTCGCAACCTGATGAAAGTGTAGATTTAATTTACTGCGATATTCTTTATGGAACAGGTAGAAATTTTGGGGATTACCAAGACTTAAAACCGATTAGAAGTGAAATTGAAATCCATTATTTGCCAAGATTAAAAGAAATGCACCGAGTATTGAAAAGCACAGGGAGTATTTATTTGCAAATGGACACACGAATTAACCATTGGATGCGGATTTTAATGGATGATGTTTTTGGGTATGATAATTTCAGAAATGAAATAGTATTTGAATATAATGGCGGTGGAGTTTCAAAAAAATGCTACCCTAAAAAACACGACATTATCTTGTTTTATTCAGTTAGTGATGAATACTATTTTAATAATGAAAAGAAACCATACTCCGCTTTAAGTTCACAAAACTTATTATGGAAACATAGAAATAAAAAAAGACTTGAAGAACTAAACGATGGTACTCCTGTAACAGATGTATGGGCTGATTTAAAGTTTAAAATAAACTACCAAGAGGAAGAATATACAGGGTACGCTACCCAAAAAACAAAAGAATTA